CATTTTGGCGGTAAAGGGTGTCTAAAGTAAACTGCTTCAACTTGTCCAAATTGATTTATTGTTTTAGGATAAATATTTATATAATCTCCTTCTAATGTATATGAAGGAAACATATTGTTTGGCTGAGTTAATAAAGAGCTATTTAGCATAGTTATTTTACCAACGCTTACTTTTTCTGCTTCTTTTGCTGCTTGAGAAATTATAAGATAATTTACAGGAGCCGTTAAGAAGATATTAGAATCCAATACTATTGTTGTATCTGAAGATACAAAGACAACTCTTGCTGTCTTTCTTGTATTTACATTCACCACTATGTCACCCGGTGTAATTTCAAAATCAGTAAATTGACCTGAAGAAGATTTAAGAACATTTAGCCCAACCACATCATTAGTTCCTGCGCAAATAATATTTGTATGACAAAGCATTTTTAAAATGTAATACGCTGTGTTTCCTGTAGTTGTAACAGAAGGAACAGAAAAAGAATTACTGCCTGGAAGTGAAGGAGTGGTCGCAGGATTAGACAAAAAGTTTGTAACTAAAAACCCCTCTATTGTTTCAGCAATAGGACCTTCAACTTCAGCATAATCACTTCCTGCGGCACGGGCATTTTCAGCATTTATAGCTTTATTATAACCACTGAAGTAATCTTCAAATATCTCCATTTGTGCATTTAAAGCATACAAATTAAAATCAGATGGAGATATATATCCATAATTATTCTTATTTAGAACGGATAATACTGTATTTCTAACTTCGTTTATCATCTTAAATCTTTTTTACAAATATACATAAAAAAAAGCACAGAAATAAATCTGTGCTAATTTCCGATCAGGGACAGCCCAATCCAAGTTATTCGCTAAGAATAGCCTCTAACATTTTTAATGCGTCTAATCCTTCATCACTTTGAAGATAATGTCCTGCCATTTCATAAGGGTCTTCCCCGAATGGTATTGATAACATTTTCTTCTTGTTAGTTGAAGTGTTAAACCAAACTTCTCTGTCGTTATTTCTTAATGCTAATAGTTTACTCTCGAAGAATAAACGAACTTTAGCTTGGAATTGTAACTCAGGGTCGTTCAATATATTTAGAAAATCTCTCGGTTCTGATTTAGCATAAACCAAAATATCTCTCTTCAGAATATCTGACGGATAAATAGAAGGGTCTTTACCAAACATTACGCGTGTAAGTGTTTCAATTTGTTCAATAGAAAGTTCTCTTGCTGCAATTAACGCATCTATTTCAAGATTCATATCTGCAACTTCTTCTTCTGCTTCTTTTTGTTCGTCCACTTCAATAAACACATTCCCATTTAAAGGGTGGTAGTGAAGAAACTCTTGTAGCACAGGATTTGTTTTTGAAACACTCAAGAATCCATCTTCAAAGATAATTGGTTCTACTATAGCGTTTCCGTCTTGTTCGTCCTCAAAAGGACTTTTTTGGTTTACAGCATATCTTAATGCTCTGTTTTGTTGCTTGTCTTCATCAAACCACATTAAAGGAAAACGTGGGTGGTTTCTTGATGCTAAACTATAGGAAAGTGGACTTCCTGATTTCAATTTATAGACCTTGTCTACTAATTTTAATTTTGCCATTTTTATAAATATTAAATTCGATTTGATTTACTTTAAAAAATATAGAGAGCGCCATTAAAGACACTCCCTATTTTTTATGCTTCTATTAACCGAAACGGAATAATACGAAGTTATTTGCACCTAAAGTACATACACATCTTTCAGATAAGAAGTTAACTTCCATTGCATCTAAGTCAGATGTTTGAGCGCCTCCGGCAGAACCTGTAATCCAAGTTTTGTAACGTCTGTCCTCAGCTTCAGAAGCTCTATATCTTACGTGTAAGAATGGACGTTTAGCGTTTTTACCTAAGATTTGGTCATACACTGAAGTAGAACCAGCAGGAACCATCAAACCTGTAATTGTACCTGTAGCCGTAGCAGCAGTAGTATTTAAACCACCACGCATAGTTGGATCGTTCAAATATTTCCAATCAGATTTGTAGAAATCGTAACCTCTACGGAATCCTGTGAAACCTAAGTTTAATGCCATATCAATATCATTGTCAAATAAACCAAATGATGCAGACTGAGCAACACCACCTGAAGTGTATCCATTCAATGTAGCTAACATATTGTCGATGTCGAAAGACAATCCACGGTTAACAAATAAAGCATTTTCTTCAATAGCACCTTGTTTATCTAAACGAGAAACGATAGAATCCCAATCAGTTAAAGTAGTTGGTGTACCACCTCCCCAAACGTTACCTCTATTGTTTACAACGTAGAAGATACCTTCAGACCCACCTTGACCATTTCCACCTAATACAGCAGAAGCTCCTGAGTTGTTCTCAGCAGGAACAGCCTCAATCATTGCAGTCTCTAAATAGTCTTCAAAACGCAAACGAGTTTCGTGCTCTGATTTTAAGTACCATAAGTAACCTGTAGCACCATTCTCAGTGGTAACTTCAACCCAACCGATTTGAGCCATGTCAGAACCATTAACAGCATATTTATCTTTAATGATAATAGGCTTGTTAGAGAAGATTGTATCTTCTGATTCTAAAGAACCAACCATTCCATTAGTTCCTTTTTTGAACTCAGAACCGTAAATAAATACAGTACATTGAGTAGATACAGCAAATGCTTGACCTGCTGCTTCGTAGTAAGCTACCGTAAAAGTAGTTGCAGAAGGGACAGCAGTTACAATTCCTTTGTTGAAAACACCTGAAGCGTTGTTTTGAATCATTACAGTTTGACCAACTCTAATTGCGATGTAAGTAACACCTGCATCAGCAACAGCAAAAGTAGCAGTCGGTGAAGCTGCTGCTGCATTTGAAGTACAGTTAGTGTACTTAATGTGAAGACGACCTTGTTCTGCCCATTTGATTTGGTCAGAGTTAGAAGGCATCTCAGCACCTACCATTCTCAAGAATGATGCGATGGTTCTATTACCATAACGCTCAAATTCTTTTTCGTAAGTATCAGGAAGATACTGATTTAAGAAGTTGAAGTTGGTAATGTAGTTTGTCTGTAACGCTACTTGCTCAGCCGCTGGCTGTAAAGCAAAAGTAGGATTAGATAATAATGTACCTGCCATTTTTTTTTAATTTTTAAGTTTTACATTTTTTTAATACTACGGATTTTAAGGCTTCTACCCGAATCAGGGTTTACCGCTTTTACCTGAATACCTTCTGTAACTCTCCCAACCTCAGGTGCTCTATTTTCAGACATTTGGATGTTTTTAATACTCCTCATTGTGCCGTCAACAGCATCTGCTTTACCTTGCTCATAAAAGAAATCAGCAAATTTATCAGGATTCATTGCTACAGCTAATGCTCTGTGGTATCCTTCTGCGTCTTTCATTAAACCTTGCTCATCTAAAAACCTATTTATAAAGTTTGCAGGAGTAGATTGTAATTTTCTCAACTCATTTCGATCCCCAGGATTAAAAGAGACTTTTTTGTCTTTCAGAGCAAATTCAAAACCTTTGAATTTATCTGAGAAAACTTCGTCAGACTTTTGGTCAAACCATTGTCTTTTTCTTTCGCTCTCTTCTTCATAGCTATTAGCCTGCTCGGTATATTGCTTATACTTTTCGTAAATTTCTTTCTGCTCTTCAGAAATAGATTCTACTCTTGACTCAAGAGGTATTCTGTATTTTTCTTTCTGAGCATTAAAAAACTTCTTAGCTTCAGCAACTGCCTTTTTCGTTTCTAATTTTATTTTTCTAATTGCTGATTCATCATCAATGTCTTCATCATATCTATAGTCATCCATTAAAACATCTATATCATCTGCGTCAAGACCTTCTTGCGTAGAACTTAAATACTCTCTTAAAAGAGTTTCAGGTTCCATAGAATCAACATCTCTATTTAGTTGCATAAAGTCATTTATGCCTCTACCTGTTTCTTGCTTGTATTTTAAATAAGCAACAACATCCTCAGGTAAAGCCTCAGACTCTTCTCTTTGTGCTGTTAATTCGTCTAATGAATTAATCTGCTTATTATATCTTTTTCCAATATATGAAAGAACTTGATCTTCTGACAACTCATAAGAACTATCATCATCTGCGGGCGACACATCAGCAGGTGTCGTTTCAACAGGTGGCACATCAGCCGGTTGTTGATTACTAACATCTGCAAATTGTTGCTCGTGTCTATCAAGCAATTCTTGCTCTACTTGTACGGCACTTTTTTGCTCAGCACCGTCTAAAGATCTTACTGTAAATTTTTCCATTTGATTTGATTTAATTTGCTACAAATATATAATATTTTTTTTATTTTTTATCTAGGCTCAAATTCTGACAAATCAAAGCCGTCTAAACTATCCTCATTTGATTCGAAATTCAATGGTGGAAGATTGTTCTTTCTTTGATTTATTAGTTTTGATTGTTCAGTATTTTGCTGACTTATCCTTTTGGCTTTAGCAGTTTCTCTTTCTTTCTCTCTAACACTAAGACTTTCAACTTCCATACCATTTAATTGCTGATTATAACTAAATTCTTCAGCCATTAATTGAGATTTAAGTTCAGATTGTCTTTCAAGTAATTGCATATCAAAAGCAACTTCAGCTTGTTTTAACTGCATTTTAGCTTCTGTCTCTAATTGTATTTTTTGCATAGCAGTCTGTGAAGCCATCTGTTGAGATTGCATTTGCATCTGAGCGGTCATTTGTTGTTTTTGCATTTCCGACTGCTCTTGACGCTCTTGCTTCTTAACTCGTTTCAATTTTAATAATTGGTTTGCAAGTTTAAGATTTTTAATCTCACGAATATCAATAGCATCTTCAAGATTAATATCTCCTTTAGATAGCGCCATTTGAATATTTCCTTCAAGCTGAGCTTTTTGTTCTTCATCAGGAGAAATCTCAATAAAGATACCAAAGTCATAAATGTAAAGGTCTTTAATCTCATTTAATATTGACACATTAAATCTACCTATTTTATTTATAAAGTCTTCTTTAAAATCAGAGTACTCTAAAATATCAGCAACTCTATAAGTAAGAGCTTCAGATAAAGTTTTGTAAATATAAAGACCACCTTCAAGGATATGTCTTGTAGCTGTATTTGAATTTAACGCTGCTAATTTTTGAACACCAACTAAAGAGTTAGGATCGGGAGTAGAGCCATCTCTAGCTTCATTTAATCCGGTTACTGACCTAATCATATCTAAATAATGATTATAGTTAGCAATCAACATCTGTGTTTTAGATGCTCCTGAATTTGAAGTCAGTTGAGTAATAGGCACTCTCGCATTATTAAACTCTCCATCTTGAGTATAACTACGTCCAATAACAGAACCCGTTTGGAAATATAATCTTAATGCATCTTCAGGATTATAGGCAGCGCCTGTACCTAAATCAACTTCATTTAAACCATCGGCATCAATGAACACTCCGTCAGGAACTGTTCTATTAATAACTTGTTGAAGTTTTAAGTGTGTAAGTTGAATAAGGTCAGCAAAAGGAATCATTCTACGAACCAAAGACTCAATAACTCCTTTATACATACGTGGAGCACACGCTACGTAATTTGGTATTGCGTGTTGAGAAGAAGACTTAGGTCTAACCATGTTTTTGGAAAGGTCCCATTTTAAAAGAATATTAGTTCCCATAACCATAACACCTTCATACCAAACGTCAATAGTTTTTTCTATCTTCTCAAAACCACCTTCTTCCATCATTTCTGAAGGAGGGTTGAAAGTATCATCTTTCTCAATAACTCTTGAATTTCCATTCTCAAGTTTTTTCTTTTTATAAACTACTTTTTTACTAGTCTTATAGTTGAAGTACAATAAAGTACAAGTATCTCTTGAGAATACACTATTTTGATAAAACTGAGCAACATTAAAATAATCATACCAAGCTTGACTATATTGAGATATTTCTTGTAAATCTTCTTTAGTAATTGATTGGTCTATCTTATATAACTCAGTAATAGGTACTGTTTTAATTTCTCCCCAATAAAAACAATCTTTAAAAAACGGATCCTCAGTATAGCTATAAACAACATTAGCAGGGTCCACATAAGAAACTTTAACACCTGACCCCTGTAAGAACTCGTGTTTAGCGACACCTATACCAAGTACAGTCGCGTCATAATCAATTCTTTTTCTTATATCGTAATAATTGTTTTCTTCAAAAATTGTGTTAATAGCCTCTTCTTCAGCTATTTCAATAGCAGGCTTATAGTTGAGCTGCATATATAAATTCAATTCATCATCATTATTCGGAAGCTCATTAGGGTCCATAATAAATGGATTAACTCCTGAAAGCTCTTGAATTTGAGAAAGTATTTCTTTACCGGCCACTTGAGACTCAAGCATTTCTTGATACTTATTTCTTTTAGATTGAGACATAGCATCTTGTGCGTATGCTTTTACCTTAAATAGTCTATCGCACATTCCGTTAACGACAACATCAACAAACTTAG